CCCAACTTATCTTTCAAAAGAAGATAAGACTAAGACTATCTGTTAGTAAGCTTGTCTATAAGCACACTTCAGCTTATAGGCCTTCTCGTAAGTATCTACAACTGCCCAACCTTTCGGATGGGGTGATTTGTAGTTCTCAGACAGACAATACCAATAGAGAGAGTCCTCAAAATAGGATCGACGTTTCTTCGCTACGGCTATGAAGACGTAGCACCAGAAACCGTGATTTCTATCGTGTGGACCCAATCTATCGGTATCCGTTAGGAAACCATCATCGTTAGATGAAGGGACGTCGGGGATACGCGGAACTTTATCATACGGCCACGAGATTAAGAGTAATCTTAATGCGCGACCAAAGTGTCGAGTTACGCCTATCTTCTTCGTCCATCTTAACAGTCTATTATGCGCCCTGATTAATTCATCAGGTGATGACACCACCTCCTTTTGGAAGAAGGGGGTCACATCAAATGTATTAAAATAATGACGTCCACAGCTTTCAAAGAACGGGCCAGTTTGGAATGACTTATCGTTATTCACAACAAACCCGAACTGATGTAATCTGTCTACTACATTATCATAACATCGCGCTTCGACGATAATATCATCGCCGTAAACTGAGACGAGAGGAGACCCAGCTAATAATTCTTCAGAAGCCGCAACTGCGACAGCCCAGAAAATAAGGGTCTCTAACTCAAATGTGAAGCCATTACCCATAGAACTGAACTTATTAAGGTGAATTTCTTTACCTTTAAAGCTAGTACTGGGGGAACGGATATCATTTAAGTAGTTGAACCAATCTTCTGGAAGAAGAAATTTGACAAGGCCAAAGCTCAAGGTATCAGATGCGCTTGATAAATCAAGCGTACAGAGCTCTTGTATCCGTGCTAAACGGGCAAGTCTCTGATTAACGGACTGATCCGTTAAATCAATACCTACTTTACTGAGACGACCTTTTAAGTAGGAGCCGACCGATAGCTGCAAGAAGCAGTTTCCAGTCGGTTCACACGAAATAGGTCTATCAGTAAGACTGTCCTTCGGAACGAATTCTAGCCGGTTTGAATCGACTATATCGAACTCCTCAATGTACGTGTACGGACCCTCAGGAAACACACCAGTTCTAGAATAGAAATAGTGTGGATCATTCGAGAGAACGAGACGCAGATATGGGGATGCGCGACGTCCGACGGATAGCTTAGAAGCTATTTTCTTGTCGATACCACTGCGACGTTTTACAGTTGCAGTAGCACCTGTTCCGTGTCTACAATCGCGGAGAGCTCTACTCAAGGAAAAACGGCCAAGTACATGGGAAATTAAGCTCTTTACCTTCAGAATGAAGGGAGAAGAGCCCTCTCTTTCGAGAGAACCATTGTACCAGCCTTTATTGAATAGGGCACAGCGATTCTCGGCAGCTAGCCAGCTGTCGAGGGCTGTCTTCTGACGGTCCTCATCAGAAACTGATGAAAACCCCTTATATTTCCTGAAGGCGTTAGCCAGCATGTAATCTAAGGAGAAGTCATAAGACGAGCCATAGGACGAAGGATCAAGCGTTATGGACTTGATAAGCCGCGGGTCACGAGAGTGAATCGCTGCTATAAGTCTGTCATTTCTGACAACGCATGCTTTTTCATAGCCTTCAACGATGGAGGCGAGCATATCGATATGCATGATAAAAGACCCTCAAGTGAGTTAATTAATAAATCATCTGAAGGTCCCGCATCACCGCAACGATACTGGCATCTGCCAGAGCGTTTTTCGTGAAGGCGAGCTGATCCTTCCGATTCTGCAGGTTACTACGCTCAGGCATCACGCTTTCGACAAACACACGAGGTGTGTAAGCGATAGTGGGAGCCGGAGTGTAGCCAGCAGAATTGTTAGACAGGACTTCCAAGATTGGCGTGTGAATGCCAAGACGGAATCGGTACGACCGATCCTTGGAAGTTGATCCAGCTGGAGGAGGAGCCGGACGTCGCAGTTCCACAGACAATCGGTAGTTACCGATAGTCGATGCAGCGATACCCTGCTCTTCAAACCAGAAAAGACCATCCTTGTCTTGTCCAATCGGAACAAAAGTGTGTGAGACTGGTGTCGCCAGTCCATCGTTTATAACGATATTTGCGGCTTGAGGCATAAATGCTCCAATGAGTTATTCGCAGGCGAACCCACAAATTAGCGAACCCTTTGCAGGGCAAGTGCGGCCAGTTCAGCAATCTTAGTACTATTCAGATTGACTCTGAATTTAGGTAGATGCGGAAACGGGAACGCGAGGAGTACGTCACGGCGAAATTCTTGATAACGAGCTGATGCGTTGACAGAGAAGAGAACTCTATAAGGTAGATTAATACCAGGACTAGAAACACCACGACATGTCGTGAGTATTCTTGAACCAGTCGAAATATACCCTCCTAGAAACCTCGACTCGTTCAGCGAAGAAGTCTCGAAATTTCGAAGATAGCCGCCGAGATCGTAGAACCAGTCGACTATGAAAGAATAAGGTAAAGTTTCCCACAGAATAGTTACAGGATTCAAAGATGTCCATGAGGACAAACTATGAACCGAACTAGCCGGTGCGAGCTTTACACTAATATTTACAAATCGGCTACGTCTACGAAACTCAAGACAGTCCACCCATGCGACGCGCATGAACAAACTCCGAATAACTTCACTATCCTCGGAAGAGTAACTACGGCCAGAAAAAGTATATCCAGTTTTCTCACGATGACGAAAGATTTCATCTATCGCACCGTAAAGAGAACTAGCTAACGGCTTCCAGCCGAATTGAAACTCCAAGTATTTTGAAGCGATATCGATGGGCTTCCATATCTTTAGATAGGTCGATAACTTATTAGCAGCACGAATCATCTTACGAGTCTGTCCGACTTCAACTAGATCTATTGAAAGATCTAAGTTTCCGCGGATATTTTCGAGGAGATCCGTGAGCGCTTTGTTATAGACTTCATCATAATCTATGTGAGTCCAGCCAGCGGGTGTTTGTCCAATAGTCCCACTCACAGACCGACCGGCTTTGATGCCGGGGGGCTGGTTGTCCCATATACGTTCCACAAAACCATAATAACTTAGCACATCACTACGAGAGTAAATGTGTTGGTTAGGATGAATAAAGTCACCGTGTATGAGGCTTGAGCAGTTAAGGATTTTATGACGAGAAGTTACGGAGTAGAATTCGGTGGGAGTACCATCCTCAAAGATGATGCTACCGGATCCGCCTTCTACTTTATCGTAAGGTTTCATGACAAGAGCTCCATAGTATTGGACTCGCTAACAGATAACAGCTAGGACCCGATAACTCGGGCCTGGGCAGTACGCTGCTAAGAGAAGGACGTCCGTTCTTAAGATGGAAGAATACCTGAAACATAACCCCAGCGAAGATCAGCTTCGGCCTTGGCTTCAGCTGTAGCTGGGATCTGTCCGATATAAATTTGAAAAAGTATCTGGGTTGCGTGCACTTTTGCCGAGGCAATAGCGCCCGTATTACCAGAGTCGTCCATAATAGTATTTAGACTATTAACATAGGCTAAAGTTGCTAATTGTGGACCGCCTTTAACAAGAAATGTCGGATTCATGGTATACTCCAAATTAAGAGGGACG